GCATTGACTATGTACGAGAGTTTCATAAAAACAAACCAATCAATCCATTAACCGGCGTAAAAAATCCTACGGTAATGAATAACAGCTGGGGGTATCGCGGCGGATCCTTATCAACAGGTGGGATAACTAAGCTAACAATTCGTGGTGTTGAATATTTTCCAACAAATGGTGTATGGGATACAAACGTTATACAAAATATTGCTCGATTAAATATTGGTGGAGCATTTCCTGCAAGAAATACTGCAACTGATGTTGATATGATCGAAGCAATGGCCGAAGGCGTAATAATTGTAGCAAGTGCAGGCAATAGTTATTTTTACCAAGATATGCTTGGCGGCCTGGATTATGATAATACCATGATATATGGCGGATTTACATATTACATTCACAGAGGTAGCAGCCCAGGAGCAGCCGACGGCGGCACTGAAGGCACAAAAATTATTTGTTCGGGTGCAATTGGACAGCATGACGAATCGTCTGGCGCTAGCATTTATGATTCAACTGGCATTGAAACAGGTGATTATAAAGCAGAGTTTAGCAACTACGGCCCTCGTATTGATTGCTGGGCGCCCGGATCAGGAATACAAAGTATATGGTCAGCAAATAATACTTTATACGACAGCACAAATACCCCAGATCCTCGAGTTGCGGCACTTGGACTAACTGATACAGTTAATAATAATTTTAAAAAATGTCCGGGCACCAGTATGAGCGGCCCACAGACTGCTGGTGTGCTTGCTTGTCTTGCAGAAAAATATCCTAGAATGACACAAGCTGATGCAAGAGCATATTTAAAATATGCAAGCCCCTCAACTGTGTTAAGTACTAACGGCGGCGCTCAAGATTCAAAAGATGCAGGTACGGGATTTAATGCAACAAGTAACATACAAATGCTTACATTACGAGGAACACGCCATCCAACAGCAGAAGTTGGCGGTTATTATTCAACTCCGTTTCCATCATCAATTGAAAAACATAGGCCGCCTACTGGGCAAGTTTATCCTAGAAAAAATACAACTAACAGTTTTAATAAACAAGCAACTTTTAGTCTGGCAACAGATCAAGCCGCAAGAACTAACGGTCAAACAGCCACAGTTACATTGAGCACTTCTAATGTGCCTGATGGAACAGCAATACAGTATCTTATCACAGCTAAGCCAACTGGCGGTGCCAGTACATCACTAACCCCATCTGGATTTAGTGGAGTATACTCGTCAGATACTCAAGTCATCGGTACTGCGTTATTTGATACCAGACCAAACAGCGGAAATAGAATTGTTACAACTTCTTCTACGGAAGCAGTATATAATATTATTACAAATAATTTGTTAGGAGTTGCCGCACTTACAATATCAACCCCAGCGGTACCTAATGCGTTACCATTTAATGGAAATGCTGATGACGGCTACTGGACAGTTACGTTACCTTTTAGTATAACATACTTAAATCAATCATATAGCGTAGTTTATATAGGTACTAATACTTATATTACATTTGGTGCAGGTTCAGCTGAATATGCACAGTTAGGAAATTCTACTCCAGCTCTTCCTAAGATTATGATATCTGCTAACGATAATCTAGCGTTTCGAATTTATCAAGGGATTGAAGGATCATTTCCAAATAGAACATTTAGAATTAGATGGGAGGGACATAATGCTGCCTCAGGCGGCAATCCAAATAGTCCTGACATGATTTATGAAGCTACATTTTACGAAAATACTCCGGCAAAAATTGAAGTGCATACCGGAGTTAACTCTAGATGGTCGTTTGTTACCGGCGATGTTTATCCGTTTTCTGTCTCCGTAGTAAACGTTCCTTTAGTTGGTACAATGACAGTTAACAGCGGACAAGCGACATTGCCTATAACAATGAGCACTACAGCGGCACTATCTATGAATGTTCGATTAGGTATATTCCCTAGCCCGAGCGTTAATATAACAATAAACTAGCACATTATGATTTATGCTAAATATAGAATAAAGAGAGATTACTATGCAGAGTAAAGAAGTCACAGGTGTACACATAGAGGGTCATATTAAAATTCATGATCCGCAATCTGGCGAAATTTTCATTAACAAACGTAATGCAATTCACTACGAAAATATTAGTATTGCATTAGCACAGAGTTTAGCAAACAGCGGACAAGGTTTTATATACCAAATGTCCTTTGGCAATGGCGGAACAAGTATTGATCCCACTGGTATTATCACATACTTGACTCCTAATAGCTCTGGCAGTAATGCTAGTTTATATAACGAAACATATACAAAAGTTGTTGACGATAGAAGTAGCAACAACGTAGATCCAACACGTAATTTTATTGAAACACGTCACGTAACTGGCACTAACTATACTGATGTATTTGTTACTTGCTTACTAGATTACGGCGAACCTAGTGGTCAGCAAGCATTTGACAATGCTAGTGATGCAAATAGTTTGTACATCTTTGATGAATTAGGATTAAAGAGTTATAGCCCAACAGGCGATAGCTTACTTTTAACTCATGTTATTTTTCACCCTGTGCAAAAGTCCCTAAATCGATTGATTCAAATTGACTACACCGTTCGTATTCAAAGTTTAACTGGCCTAGCAGGAGTATAAGATGAGCTATCAAGTAAAGTTCACAGAAACTACTAACCCCGCTAAACCAAGTTTAACAGTTGCCGACCAAAGTTTAAACTCTGAAACTAGTTTAGTATTTGTTGGAAAAAACTATGCAGGATATGCTCCTGTAGTAGCAGAAAACTTTTTGCATTTATTAGAAAATTTTGCTAAAAATACTTCCCCAAGCAATCCTGTCCAAGGACAACTGTGGTATGATAATAGTCCTCAAGTTAACTTATTAAAAGTTTATGACGGCACATCATGGACGCCAGCAGGTACTGTTAAGAAAGCAGAAAATGCACCGTCAGTCATTAGTAGCATTAAGGGCGACTTGTGGGTTGACACAGTTAATCAACAGTTGTATGTATACTCTGGATCTAATTGGTTATTAATCGGCCCGCAATTTAGTGCAGGCCTAAAAACAGGTCCGGATATTGAAACACTTACAGATACATCAAACATTGATCATAATGTTATTAGTATGTATTCTGAAAATAATATAATTGCAATCATTAGCAAAAGTGCATTTACACCAAAGACTGCAATTTTAGGATTTAGTTCAATTAATCAAGGTATTAATCTTAGCACAGTTGATTCTGTCAACAGTACTACTCCTAATAAATTTTGGGGAACAGCAGAAAAAGCTGATTCATTAATTGTCAACGGTAAAGCAGTAGAGGCATCAAGTTTTTTAAGAAAAGACGAAGCAAGTACTACTAACTTTCCATTAAATGTAAGAAATAACGGCGGCATTGGTATTGGTAGCGATTTAAGTTTTAGTCTATCAACAGATGCAAACTCTACTATCTTTTATTCAAAGACTAGTGGAAACTATATTGAGTTTAAATTAAACAACGCAGGTACTACTGTTACTGGCATCCACATTGATGCTAACGGTTTTATTGGTTTAGGTCCTAATAATACAAATCCACAAGAAGCACTAGATGTTTCCGGAAACATTATTACAACCGGCGATCTTATCGTACAGGGAACAACCGATGCAGACTTGCTTGGCCGAGGCAGCATTGCAACAGACGGCGGCCTAAGTGTTACTAAACAAAGTCAATTTGGCGGAGACGTTAGCATTAACGGAGGCATACACTTTAGTAACTTAGATATAAACGGCGATCCGGTAGCGGGTACAATTGTACAACCTAGTTCCGACCTGGCGACTGACTTGTATGATTTAGGTACAAGCACTAGACGTTTTAGAAACATATATGCCCAGTCATTTGTTGGTAACTTTAACGGATCGTTTACTGGTTCGTTGGCAGGTAATATTAGCGGATCAGCCGCAAAGCTAGCAAGCCCAACAGTATTTAAGATCCGCGGTGATATTTCAACAACCGCAGACGTATTGTTTGATGGACAAACTCCGCAAACAGGTTCACCCTCGGGCGAACAAATATTTACAACGGTCGTTACTGCTGATATTATTTCACAAAAAGAAACAACAACAGATTCATTCTTAGATGATACAATATTGGTTTACAGAAACAGTACGCAGAGTTTAAAGCAAGTTTCTAAATCTACATTTATTTCAAATATTCCAATTGTTCCAATTGCCGCAATTTTTCCGTATGCTGGCGGAACATTGCCCGCAGGATATTTGTTCTGCGACGGATCAGAACTTAGAATTGGTGACTATTCAAATTTATTTGCACGTATTGGATACACATATAGAACACCATCAGAGCTAATTGGTAAAGCAACATTTGCATTACCTGACTTACGTGGTAGATTCCCGTTAGGTCGTGACAACATGGATAACACTAACACTGTTCCTGATCGAGATGATCCGACTATTCAGATCCCAGCAGGCGGCGGCAGTGCTAATCGTGTAACAGATATTGTTGCTGATACACTTGGCGCAGGTACAGGAGATCCAGGTGACGGTACCTATCGTGAATATATTACTTTAGAAACTAAAAACCTACCGGATCACAAACATAATTTAAGTACAGCAAGTGCTCAATACTATGCATCAGGATTACCAGGCGCATCAGCCGATCCATCAGCAGACGCTGGCTTAGGCATGCCTGCAACGAGTACTGGTTCTGGATTAAGAAACAGTGGCAATGTAATTCCGCAACCATCAAATACTCCAGTTGGTCAACCATTTAATTCAATGAATCCATACTTGACTATTAACTACATTATTTTTACTGGGGTTGTGTAATGAGCTATATTATTAATAAAACTGACGGCACTGTATTAACGGAAGTAGTTGACGGTACTATTGATCAGATTAAAACAGACTTAACCCTTATTGGTAAAAATTCTAGTTCTTACGGTGAATTTTTTAATGAAAATTTTATACACTTATTAGAAAATTTTGCAAATTCAAGCCAGCCTAATCGTCCTGTTGAAGGTCAACTATGGTACGACACTACTGAAGGCCGATTAAAAGTATATGACGGCAACGGTTTTAAAGTTAGTGGCGGAACCATTGTTTCAAATACTGCTCCTAGTAGTATTGCCGCAGGCGATATTTGGATTGATAGCTATCGTAAACAGTTATATTTTAATGACGGCAACTCAAATTTATTAGCTGGCCCTGCATATACTGCCCAGCAAGGAATTTCTGGGTTACAAGTTACTGACACAATTGATACTAACGGAATTAATCACACTATTGTATTGTTATATGTTGGGCAGGTGTTACTAGGTATTTTTAGTAATGGTACGTTTACACCAAGAGAAACTATCCCAGGATTTAATGGCAGTTCAATAAAAATTGGTTTTACCAGCGCATATGATAATGTTAAATTTAATGTTGCCGCTACACAAGCCGATTCACTAGCATCAAACACTGGTTTAAAAACAGCAGAAAGTTTCTTACAAGTAAATCCTGCCGACGGATATACGGTAGCTAATGGCACAATTAGAGTATTAAATAACAACGCTTTAATTTTAGGCGCTGGTCAAAATTCAGAATTTGTTGTTTCTAACAATACTTTTCAAATTAATTCAAATATTCCTAATCAAAACTTTGAAATTAAAAGTTGGAATAGTGGAGGTGTGTTATCTAGTTTATTTGTAAACGCATCAAACAGTTGGGTTGGATTGTATAACAATAATCCTCAAGCAACGCTACATGTTGGAACATTGGCTAATCCTGGCGATGTTATTATTGAAGGTAACTTAACAGTTAAAGGTGCTACAACAACAATTAATACAACTAATTTAGTAGTTGAAGATTTATTAATTGATCTCGGAGTGATTGCAAACCCAACAGATATTACTGCTGATGGTGGAGGCCTAAGTTTAAAAGGCGACACTGATAAGACATTTACTTGGTCGTTAGCACGTACAGCCTGGGAATCTAGTGAAGATCTAAATCTAACTAGTGGTAACTCTTTTAAAATTAATAATTTTGACGTATTAAATCAAACACAATTAGGCAATACTGTAACAAGTGCTCCGGGATTAAACAGCATTGGACAACTAAACGAGGTACAAGTCGATAATATTAACATTAATGGCAATGTAATAAGTTTCCTTAATATAAGTGTTTCTGATGGTACAATTTATATTACACCAAAGGGTGACGGCACTGTAGATGTTGGTAGTAAATTTATTACAAACGTTAAAACAGCAATAGCAGATGACGAATCGTTTCCAAGCCCTGGTACTACTGCCGCTAATAAACTATATGTAGATACCCGAGTTAGAAAAGCACCACTAGGATTTAGCGTAGTTTTTGGTACTTATACTGAAATTACGCTAGCAACAACAGTTATAAGTAAGATTTTTAGGCCTGCAGATCATGATGATGACACTATTTTAAGAGTTTGGTGTATTGATCTTAGCATCGGAAAAGAATATAAACTGGTTAGTGGTGTTTGGCTATACCAGACTGATATCTAACAAGCTGATATTAACTAACCAAAATAGAATAAATACTAGGACTAAGGAACACGAGACATGCCATATACCATTAATAGATATAACGGACAAGTAATAGCTACTGTTGCAGACGGTACAATTGACAACACTACTGATCTTAAACTGATTGGTAAGAATTATGCTGGATACGGTGAAGTACAAAACGAAAACTTCCTTTACTTGCTAGAAAATTTTGCAAATACAAATCCACCCCCTAAACCGTTAGGCGGCCAACTGTGGTTTGACAGTAATAACAGTAAATTAAAATTTTATGATGGTTCTAAATTCCGTACTACAGGTGGTGCTGAAGTTGGCGTAAGTGCTCCGACAGGTTTAACAATTGGCGATTTTTGGTGGGATACAACCAATAAACAACTCTACACATGGGATGGCGCAACTTATGTACTAGTTGGGCCTCAAGGTGTTGCCGGCTCACAAACAACACAAATGCGTTCACGCAGTGTTCGTGATACATTAGGTGCTAGCCATGCAATTATTGAAGCAATTGTTGACGGTGACTCTATTTTTGTTGTTAGTGCTGACACAGAATTTACTCTAGATACAAATACTAGTCCAATTAACGGTTTTTCAACAATACATAAAGGACTTACATTAGCGTATACAACTACAGGTGGTGCAAGTTTAGGACAGACTACTGCTGATCACCGCTTTTGGGGTACGGCAACTAATGCAGAAAGATTAGGCGGATATCTTGCTAACGAGTATGTTAGAAGCGGAAATGCACAGTTTAACACTATTGTAGCATTTAGCGACTCTGGTTACACTGTAGGCTCAACTCCGAGATTAAGTGTATACATTGATACAGCCGGTATTAACTCATTTCCAGTATTTGAAAATACATTAAGTGATACTATCAAGTTTAAAACAAGATCAGGTTCAACAACAAAAACACCATTGACATTAGTTGGTCCAGATATGCTTCCAGGATTTGACAACCAGAATGATATTGGTTCCGGTGTGTTAAGATTTAAAACAATTAATGCTGTAACATTTGCAGGTACAGCAACTCAAGCAAACGCACTTTATCTAGCTCAAGACGACTATAGAACTGCCAGCTCAGCCGCATCAAGCGGCACAGTAGCAGTTAGAACATCAGTAACTGAAGTTATCAATAGTACTACAATCACAGCAGGCGCCTTAAAAGCAACATATTTCGTTGGTACAGCAACAGCCGCAAACTATGCTGACTTAGCTGAAAAATATCTAGCTGATGCAGAGTATGAAGTTGGTACCGTTTTAATGATCGGTGGCGATAAAGAAGTTACAGCATGTCAAGTTGGATTCCGTGCTGTAGGTCCAGTTAGCGAAAAACCTGCTTATTTAATGAATTTTGAACTTGCTGAAGGTACTCCAGTTGCCTTAAAAGGCCGTGTTCCTGTAAAGGTAACAGGCAATGTTAAAAAAGGACAGCGTTTAGTTGCTGGCCCTAATGGTACTGCCCAGGCAGCAATGGGTAATAATGCCGATGTGTTTGCTATTGCACTAGCATCTAGCGATGAAGCAGGTGTCAAACTTATAGAATGTTTAGTTCTATAACTATAAATATCAAGAGCAAATAGAGGATTATTAAATGTCTGGTCAAAATACGTTAATTTTAGCAAACGATTACAATGTAATACAATCAAAGATTGCATTAATTATGGGTTCTGGTTCTGGCACAACAGGATACGGACAAAGCATTGCAAGTAGTCAAGTTGGACAGACGGATAAAATTACTGTAAATCAATGGAATAATCTCCGCAACGATATTGTTCGGGCTCGCCAACATCAAACAGGCATAACTATTGGATCACTTGCTCCGGAAGATCCGGGCTACGCTGCCAGTACTAATGTACCAATTCCTACAACAGCAAAACAAGTTAGAGAATCTTGGCGTTCTGCATATTTGAATATGGCGACTGATGCTGAAACTAACAGACTGACAGCCCCTCCTCCAGCAAGCGAAGCAACCCGCGCCGACTTAGTATCGCAACAAATTAGAACAACTGCGTGGAACGGACGTATTACGCAAACCGTTGTTGTCACATTTCCATCAGCTGATGATGGTCGTTATTTCTTCAATGCCGGCGGCCAGATTGAATTTAGTGCTGATCGTTCGGGTGGATCAGCAGGTCTTAAGAACGTTACCTGGACAACTATGTTAACCAACATGGGTGTTATTAGAATGAATTATACTGCAACAGATTGTACTGGAACAGGATTTACATCATCAATTGGCTGGTACGATTTAACAACTAGTGATAACTTGATATTTGAAAAAGATGCACCTTCAGGTGCCTATGCTCCAAACAAATATTTTATATATGCTCGTGTTAACAGTACATCGGATCGTAGAATTGGATATTTTACTATTCACTTTGCAGATGATTCGGCCGCTCCCCCAAGCGCACCAGATCCTGGATTTGGTATTGACGAAAACGTAGACGGTACGCTAACAAGTACAGTTCAAGTTTATCGACCATCTGGAACTAACGTTTCTAGACCAGTTCCACCAGCCTCAACAACTGGCATCGCTTAATAATTTTCAACCATAGCTCTTGACAAGATAACTATAGTAGTGTAATATATACTACTTGAGGTATCTTTATGGATGAAAGAATTGAAAAAGCGTTTGCTGTTGCTAACTACTTGGCAACATTATCAAACCAAAGAAAAATTGTTTTAGAAGAATTTAACCAACAGTTAATTTACTATTCTAACGGCGGCACATTTCTTATTGGTCCGGAACTTATTAATTTTACAAAAACTGTATTAGATTTAGGCTACACACACGATGTGCCATTTGTAGATGTTGACAACTTTCCAATTGTTATTACTGATGTACAAGAGTTTTTTGATACTATCTTGTTAAACTATATGACAGCACTCAACACATATTCAATCAAGTTTGCTGAAATTAAGTCAAAAAGAAAAATTGGAGATATTGTTGAGTTATGAGTAAAGGTGCGTTAATCTTTGCGCATAATAATGCAAACATGGATTATGTTAAGCTGGCGGTGTTTGCCGCAGAGCGTATAAAAAAATTCTTAAATGTTCCTGTTAGTATTGCTACTGATAGCAAAAGCTGGTTACTAAAGGCGTATCCTGATCACCCCTTTGATCAAATAATTGATATTGCTGTTGAAACATCTATGTCACAACAAAAGAAGTTCCATGATGGTACCATGGCATTTACCCTAGGTGAATGGAAAAACTTATCTCGATTTCGTGCATACGATGTAACGCCTTATGATCGTACACTTGTACTTGATAGTGATTATATAATTAATTCAAGTATCTTAAAAATTGCATTTGAAAAAGATGCACCTTTTCAAATTTATAAAAAAAGTTTTGATCTTGCAGGTTGGAGAGATACTAAACAATTTGAACGTATTAATCAATATAGCGTTCCTTTCTACTGGGCCACGGTATTTGCTTTTGATAAAACACCTGTTACGCAGGCATTCTTTGATTTAGTATTATACATAAAATCAAACTGGTTATATTTTAGAACATTATACAGTATTGAATCTACTACATTTAGAAATGATTATGCGTTTAGTATTGCTATCCATCTAATGAATGGAAAAATATCTGGCGATTTTGCAACAGAGTTACCTGGCACAATGACGTACATTTTAGATAGAGATATATGTCTTGATATAAAAGACACTACACTAAAATTTTTAATTGAGAAAAAAGATCACCTTGGAGAATATCTTGCCGCTAAAACATCTGGTATAGATGTACACGTTATGAATAAAGCAAGTCTATCTCGTATCATCGACGGAGGTTATGGTGTCTAAAGGATTCTTACTTTTTGCAGAAAATACAAAGTCTACAAATTATCTTGAACAAGCATACGCACTAGCACTCAGTATAAAATACAGCCAGTCAACTACTACGCTAGTATCGCTAATGACAAACGATAAAGTTCCAAAAAAATATCAGTCGGCATTTGATAAAATAATTCCAATACCGTTTGAAGTTAAAAACGATGGAAAATATAAAACTGATAATCGTTGGCAACTTTATTATGCAACTCCGTATAATGAAACTATTGTATTAGATGCAGACATGTTGCTAGTTGAAGATATTTCTGCATGGTGGAATTATTGCTCAGATCACGATGTTAAATTTTGTTCTCGAGTTAAAAATTATAAAAATGAAATTATAGGACCCGATCCTATACATAGATTAGTGTTTATTGAAAATAAATTAACTAATCCGTATTTTGCATTACACTACTTTAAAAAGAATCAAGTAGCATACGAATTTTATAAAGTTTTAGAATTTGTAATTACCCATTGGGATTTTAATAGAGGAACATTTGCACCAAACGAGCCACAGTTATGGCCGAGCATGGATTTAGCTACTGCTATTGCAATTGAAATTACTGGGCAATATAATAGTGTTATTGATTCATGCAGTCCTTTAGAATTTGTACATATGAAGACACCTTTGCAAGGATGGGATATGATTCCATCAACTTGGCAAGACGCAGTTCCGTTTGTGTTAAATTCAAGAGGTAATATGGTATTAGGTAATATGATACAACCTAAATTATTTCATTATGTAGAGAAAAACTTTTTAACCGGCAAAATATTAAAACGCTTAGAGGAGTTAGCCAATGGCAAAAAAGAAACCGCTTAACACTACTCCTCGATATTATGTTTATTACAATAAAAAAAGCGGTAAAATTCTATCTATAGGTAACGAGCGTGATGACAGTTATGAGTATGGTATTGAAGCAACTTGGCCGGAAGTAGAAAAACTTATTGATGGATCTTGGTCCTTTAATGATTATCTTGTAGGATATAAACGACAACCTGATGGATCTTCAGTATTAGCAGTTGTACCAAATACAGAACACGGATATATTTTTAAGAATAATATTTTTGAATGGATTACTGACAACAACGAAAAAGCTGAATGCATTGTAGCATGGAATGGTCCTTCAGAATGTTGGGAGTTTAGTTTAAATGATTCAGTTAAGGCAGTATACAGTGATAGTCTACTTATACCAAAGTTGGTATTCTTTGTTACACTTGAAACAGATTTTGATTTTTTAATTAGGACTATCTTTGTTGATTCGGTTGATTTAATATCTTCAAAGCAAATATCAGTTCCTTTTACAACTAAAATTGAAAAGCGTATTGATAAGATATCTATATCTTCAAAATTAGTGTTTAAAACATATGGGTTAAAAATAAATGAATAATATAATTAAAATTATGGATCAGGACGTCATTTTTCTAAGCTATGACGAGCCTAATGCAGAAAAGAATTATGCAGATCTTTTAAAGAAAGTACCATGGGCAAAGCGTGTACACGGAGTTAAAGGTAGTGATGCCGCACACAAGGCTTGCGCTAAATTAAGCGAAACTGAATACTTTGTTACTGTAGATGCAGATAACATTGTAGATCCTAAGTTTCTTGAAGTAGAAATTGATCTAGACGCCCTTGGACTTACCAGTGAAAACGTTTTCAGCTGGTGTGGACGTGTTGGAGTAAATGGGCTAATGTATGGCAACGGCGGCCTAAAATTATGGACACGTAAATTTGTTAACGAAATGCGGACTCACGAAAATTCTGATCCTAGCGATACTAAAGGTTTAGTTGAGTTTTGTTTTGATGATCGTTACTATCAGTTTAATGACAACTATAGCGAAAGTATTGTAACTGCAAGTCCGTTCCAAGCATGGAGAGCAGGCTTTCGTGAGGGTGTAAAGATGAGCTTAGACCAAGGAGCAAAAGTTGGCAACCTTAAAAAGATTTGGTGGCAAAATTATCATAGACTTTTAATTTGGTGTAACGTTGGTGCAGATGTGCCAAACGGACTATGGACTATATACGGTGCTCGTGAAGGTGCTTACAAGACTAATTGTACAGATTGGGATTATGCTAATGTACGTGATTTTGAATGGCTTACAAATGAATGGTTAACCAAGTACAGCATAATAACTGAAAAAATGTTACCATATGAAATTATGGGGTTAGGCGAAACACTTAAACATGAATGTGACCTAGAACTATTCAACCCGTGTGCAGAATCTAGTAGATTTTTTAAAACGGTTTATCATAATACACCAAGGATAATCCGCACCCGTGTTTGATATTATTTTTATTTCTTATAATGAACTAAATGCTGTTGACAATTTTGCAAAGCTAAAAGAAAGATTTCCGTTAGCAAAACATGTGCAAGGCGTAACTGGTATACACCAAGCACACATTGCGGCTGCAAAGCGTAGCTTTAGTCCTATGTTTTGGGTAGTAGATGCCGATGCTGTTATTTTAGATACTTTTAATTTTAATTACGAAGTGACAAAAGAAGAACATGATATTGTACATGTATGGCGTAGTCGTAATCCTGTAAATGGATTAGAATACGGATACGGCGGTGTTAAGCTATTACCAAAAAAATTAACTGTCGATATGGATGTTACGAGTACTGATATGACTATGAACATTAGTACTAGATTTAAAGCAATGGAAGAAGTTAGTAACATCACAGCTTTCAATACAGATCCGTTTAGTACATGGCGTAGTGCCTTTAGGGAATGTTGTAAACTAGCAGTAACTAACAATGAAGAATCTTTATCTAGATTACATCAATGGTGTACAATTAACGATGCAGTACCATACGGGTACTATGCTTATTTAGGCGCACTTGCCGGACAAGCATACGGCCAAAAAAATGCCTCTAATAAAGAGGCATTGGATAAGATAAATGATTTTACTTGGCTAGAAGTTCGTTGGCTAGCGGAAAAATCTCAGCTATCACCTTAGCACAGGCAATAGCAACTTCTTGGTGTTCAAGTTGAGTACCATTAGCACTTCGCAATTCAATAAAGTGAATCCAGCTACGTAGTGTTCCATTCATATATAAACGACTTTCTGTAAGACCTTCTGGCAATACAGCACGAGCTTGTTCTTTTGCTATGCCCTTATCGATAGCTTGAGCGTAGGCAATTTTAGACTGTTCAATGATCCATTTTTGTTTAGCATCCCACCATGCTTGTAACTCTGAATCATCTGAGGCGATACTATTCTGTCTATTTTTTGGATCTTGGAGTCGTGCTTCTCGCAGTACAAACGACAGGTCTTTAGTAGGGTCAGCATATCGCTGACTGAATTCTTGGAAACTGAA